CAAATTCATCTCTCAAATATCCACTTATTTCATCTCCTGGTATAGATATCATTTTAGAAAATTTTTCAACTCCATCAACTCCAGCATTATTATAAAATATCTCATTTGCTCTATAAAGTTCGTTATCTGGAGTTATTTCAGAAAATAATTTTTCAACTCTAGGACGATATTCATTATATAAGTCTAACATTTGATGATTATCTTCAACTGATTCATATAATTTACCTTGTAAAGCTTTTATTGTAGCTTCTTGTAATTTTTCACTCATTTTAGACCTCCTGATTAATTATAATATAATCATTAATATTTTACAATAAAAAAGAGATACATTTCTGTATCTCTTTAAATTTATATAGATTAGATTCAGTTTTAAAATTAAACTGTAACTCTTCCTCTGATATAAAGTTGTGGATTAACCATTTTCTTACCATAGATTGATACCCAACCTTGTTGTGTTGTGTAATCAGCTAATGTAACTGGAGCTGTGTATGTAACTGGCATGTAATCACCAACTACATATCCTGCTTGCCAGAAGTCATTTCCGATTGCACCCATGAAGAAGTCATTAGCTCCTAATGCAGGTGTTTGATATACTTTAAGATCTCCTAAAGTACCAGCTAAGAAAGATCCACCATTCTTTGGTTGTTCATTTCCTTTGAAGTTTACACATTTTTGCATGTAAGCTACTACGTTAGCACCAGCTACGATGTAGTTAACATTTAGGTTTCCACCTGTTCTTGTGTAAACATTAGCTCTTGCTAAGTTAATAGCAATTTGTAATGATTCAGCATGCTCTGCATCTGATACACCTGGACGTGGTGTTGCTGACCAAACAACTGCGTTTCCACCAGCTGCTCCAGCAAAGATATCAGCCATTACTATTCTTTCTTTCTCTTTGTTAATTTCATTAGCAACTTGTTTTTCGAATTCAAGTGGCATATTTACACCATATTCTTTATTGATTCTGTAAGCTGCTGTTAAAGCATATACTGCTCTAATTTTGTGTTCTTCAGCTTCAATTAGAACTGGGTTAATACCAATTGTAACATCTCCAACTTGTTGTGTATTATGTCCATCTAATTCTGGATATAGATAGTTAGGAACGATTGCGTTGTTGTATGTATAAGAAATTGTATCTTTAGCAACAAATGCTGCTGCAGGTATAATTTCACCTGTTTGATAGTTGATTGTACCACCATCTGATAAAGCTCCAGCTCCATCATCTGTAATAACTGTTTTATCAGCTTTTACGATTTTAACTGATCCAGCATCAATTGGTGTAAATGGTGCTAAATAGTTAGTATCTCCAGCTGTTAAAGGTTGATTTGTTATTATTTTGCTATCATATTCAGGATCTGTTTTACCCATTCCTGTTGCATCTAATATAAGATCTCCAGCTGCTGTAGCTCCTTTATCTGTTCCATATCTGAATTCTAGAATTGGAAGTAATTGAGCTGCTGTTGACATAGGTTGTACTGATACTAATTCAGGTAATATTGTATTTTGGATTGCTAAACTAACAATGTTGAAAGCATCTCTTTTGAAGTTTCCAACGTTTGTTGTTTGTGTGTAAGCTTCATATAAGCTTCCTTTTTGAATATTTTCAAATAATTGTCCTGCATAATATTTTTCAAATGTGCTCATTGGTTTTGCACCAACAGCTTGTCTTGCAGATTCTAAAAGACCAATTCTTTTAGCATATTTTGTAGCAACTGGGTTGCTAGCTATTTCTCTGTTTAAAGATTCTTTAGTCATAACTTTAGCCATGATAATTTTCCTCCTTTTAAATTTGTAATTTATATTTAAATTACAGGTAATATTCTTATTTAATAATTTTTTGGTTTTTATACTGACCACCAGTTGTTTCTAATATCTTTAAAAACTATATATTCATTAATCTCATTAAATATCTTTTAAATGATTTTAATTCCTAATCTAATAATATTTTACGTTCACTTTTTTAAAAATTGAACTTTTTAATTTTCTAATATTATTTTACAGACATAATTTCAAAATTTATTATTTTCCTATTAAAGCATTATATAGATTTCTTTCATCTTCAGATAATTCCTCTCTATTACCGAAATTCTCTGTCAATGCCTTAACTGTTCCTATAGGATTAAATGCAAGTTTAGAAAATCTATCCTCTGCTTCTTCATATTTAGCATTATTTTCTTTTAAAGCTTTTATTTCAGCTTCTAATTCTTTTATTTTATTTGATTCTATTAATTTACTTTCAGTTAATTTTTTAGCTGATGCAGCTTTATCAGCTTCTAATGATTCTACTTTCTTTTTAAGTGTTTCATTTTCAGCAAGTATCTTACTTGAGTTTTCTATATTTTTAGATAATACTTTATTTGCTTCTAATAATCTTGTAAATTTTAATTCAGCTGCTTTAACTGATTCTTTTAATTGAGCTATTTCTTCATCATGTTCTTTTTGAAGTCTTTCTATTTTCTTTTCATTAACTTCTTTTAATTTATTTAGAGTTTCTTCATGAGCCTCTACATCTACTGCATTAGCTTCATTTAATTGTTTAGCTTCTTCTAATTCTTTCTTCAAAGATTCTACTTCTTTAGTTTCAGTACATTTAGCTTCTTTTAATTTTGATTTTAACATTTCTTTTGAATCTTTATAGTAAGTATTTTCTTCAACAAGTTTAGAATTTTCTTCAGCTAATTTAGAATTAGCCTCCAATGATTCATCAAGTTGAGCTTTTGCTTCTTCATATTTTTCTGTTATTAATTTTAAAGCAATAGCTTTATTTGATTCTAATAATTTATTCTCTGTCTTAGAAGCATCTAGTTGAGCTAATTTATTTTCAACTTCTTTAACTAAATTTTCTTTATCAGAAACTGCAACACTTTCTAAAACTGTTTTAGCTTGTTGCAATTGATTTTCTGTCTCACATTCATTAATCTCTTTCTTTAATGATTCAGTTAAAGTATTAAGCTGTTTACTTTCAGCAAGAGCAACTCTAGCTTTAGTATTTGCAGGAGTAACTACAACATCAAATGTAATGAAATCATATGTATTTGGATCTATTATATTTTGACCATTTTCATATATTTCTTCTCCCATACCACGAGAGCTTACTCCTAATTTTGCTCCTGAATCTGCTAATGCTTTTACTATTCTACCTGTTGGAGTATCTAATATTTCAGCTTCTCCATATATTACTCCTTCTTCAGGTCTTTTCTCTAGTTTAGTAATTGATATAGCTGCATTCTTAGCAAGTGTTTCACATCTATCACCTTCAGGGTGATCTAATTCACCAAATAATGTTTTTGTTTCCAAAGCTTCCATTACATCTTCAGATCCAAAAACTCTATTATCCCATAACTCTTCAGTATATAGTCTATCAGCATTTCTAGTACCATGCTTATAATCTGCAAATATTCCTTTTAGTTTTCCTAATATTCCTTTTGAACCTTGTTCATATACTGTATTAGAGTTTTGAGCTTCTATAATAGTAGCTTTTCCCATACTTAGTTCTCCTCTTTTCGTATACTAAATTTAGATAGATTTAGAGCATACTCTTATCTATCAATAATATTTTACAGAATAGTTTTTGAAATTTTTAAACGAGCATAAAAATAAGAGAGTATTACTACTCTCTTATCAATTTTTATAGATTAAGTTTTATCAATTTTAGGTACTATCTTTTCATTTACATCTAATTCTAATACTCTTTTAGCTACTCTTTCTATTTCAGCATCATCAGCTACATTTGTAACATTTATTTTTTCTACTGGTCTTCCTTTATAATATATTGTATAAAAACCTTCATCTTCTTTAGCTGATGCCCAATGATAATCAGCATCATCATATGGATGAATTGAACTTATACTAAATGTACTATTATGTTGAGGAGCTCTATAACTATTTATCATATGTGTTACTGAGAAGTTTTGACCATCTACATTAAATGTTCCATGATCATATACAGTATCATCATAATCAAAACGTCTATATTTACCATCTTCATCATTATGATAATCATAATTTTTATCATGAACATCTTTCTTCCATTCTATACCTTCATTTAAATTATCGAAATCACTTTCTTTTATTTTCATGATATAAGTATTTGGTATTAATTCTTTTTTAGATTTAACTTCTTTAGCTCCTAATTTATCAGCTATATCAGTTACATACATTTCATGATTTTTAATTTTTAATCTTATATTTTTTAATTCATTAATAGTTAATGGTTTATCTAAATTATAATATTTTATATATGTTTCATTTGATACATATATTACCATTGCACTATTAACCAAATTCTCTCCATCTGTAACAGCAATTTCTTCTTCTACCTCTTCTGTTATAACTCCTCTTTCTTTTATTTCTTCTCTTATTGTAGCATCATCATTAGCTACATAAACAGCATCAAGAGCTATTTCTCTTAATAATTCAAGAGGCATTCTGAAATAATTATTAGCTATATAATCATATGGTTTAGCTATAAAATTATTTAATTCTATTTTCCATTCTTTCTTTTCATCATCTGATAATCTACTTTTTAATTCTTTTATAATTAAATTATCGTTATCAGCAACATATATAGCATTTAAAGCTATTTCTTTTAAAGTAGTTCTATCTGATGTTTGATAACATTCATCATATAATCCTTCTTTTTTAATAGTTTTTGACTCATCTAATGATTCTTCATTAAAAGCTTCTTCATAGTTATCAATAAAATCATCTAAAATATTTTGCATATCTCTTTTTACAGATTTAACATATGTTACAGGACCTCTTGCTTCTGCATCTCCGTTATCCATTACTCTTTGAAATCCTGAATATATATCCTCTCCTGCATAATTTATATCTTTTATATCTTCAGTAGCTTCTAATATTTCATTAGCTATATCTTCTAAATCATCAGCTTCAACTGCATTTTCTACTTTTTCTTTCCATTCTTTAGCTTGATTAATTCTTTTTTCTACATCATTTTCTCTAGCTTCACAATATAATCCTTTTTCTATAGAATCTTTTTTAGCTGCTTCTATATCAGCATCAGTTGCTTCAGTTAATCCTGATTGTACTCCTTCATATCCTAATCCATAAGATCCTATTTTATTTCCATTAATATCTAATATAGAACTATCTAGCATTCCTGATTTAACTTTATCAGCTACTTTATATAATATATCAGATATTGAATTTTCTAATTCATAACCAACTCCAAAAGTATCTTCATTAGAGCAGTCAAATTTTAATTCAAATATACAAGCTCCTTCTTCTATAGCTTCTTGCTTTCTACTCATCATTTCTTTTAGAGTACTTTTTATAATTGATGATTCTGTAACTTTACCTTTTTCATTTAAATCTTTGCAAGCTGCATTCATTATATATTTAGAACCTTTTTGAACAAATTTCTTTTCTTTAGTATCATATACTCCAAATTTTGCTCCAGGTCCTTCAAATTCTCTTACTTGGTATCTATCAGATGTATCTTTATTTTCCTTTAAAATAAAACTATCTCCTAATTTCTTACCACTCTTATCTATCCAATATGCTTCAAAACTTCCATCATCATTTTTGATTACTTTATAATATGAATGACCCATGTCTGTAGTTACATCTAATATCATATCTTCTATTGCTTCATAATTTTTTGTGACATTACCTAATACTTTATTATTTTTAATTAATATATCTAACTCATCCTTATCTATATAATCAGTAACTTTAGACTCTTTTTTAACTTCTTTAGCTTCTTCTATTTTTTCAGCTTTATCATCTTCATCTGGAATGTAGTCTTCTGAAGCCATAAATAATTCTTTAGCTGTATCTTCCCATAATTTTTCATCTTCTATTGTTCCATAATCTTCTAAACATTTATCATCAATTTGTCCTTTATACAGTACTTTAAATTCTTCAAAAGTATTTTTATCATCTTTTTCTATTTTAGTATCTACTGGTTCAGTACTAACTTCTAGAACTTCTTTTTCATTAGGTAATTCTACAACTTTACCTTCAGCTTTCTTTTTAAGTTCTTTTTGTTCTTTAAATGATTTAAACATTTTTATTATCTCCTTCCTTATTATCTAACTTATTCATATACTGAATATTATCAATATATTCATCAATACTAATAAAATGATCATTATCATCAAGTTCTAATAAACTATAAATATTTTTAAAGCCTTCCTCAAAGTGATATTTATTTGATATATTTTCTTCTATCCATTTTATTTGATCTTCATCTAAATAATTATCTATTAAATTTAATCCCTTAATATCATTATAACATAATCTTTTCTTTGTATTTTCAGTTGAAGGAAATTGTTTTGATTCATTTAATTGAACTTCTTCCCAATTATCTGCTCCGTTATTTCCAAATTTAGATTCTCTTTCAATGAAATCAAATACATCTTCATAACTTGAAAATTTTCTAGCTTTTTCTATATCCTTTACCCAGTAATAATCATTATTTGATTTCTCAGATAAATATCTATTTGTTTTATTATTTTTAATAACCCAAGTTTCTTGGTTTGATTCATTAATTAAATTATCTACTTTATCCATTAATTCATCCTTTAAATTTTGAATTCTATCTACTTGAGCAATTCCTGTTTTTAAATCTTGTTCTGTTTGTTCTAAATCTATATTATTATAATTCATTTCTTCACTTTCCTCAAGCCAAGCCCCTTGTTGAACTAATGATTCACAAAGAGTATTTACTTTTTGTTTAGAAAAATCAAAAGATTCTTTTAATCCATTATTTATGTAATATTCAACTTTACCTTCATCAGTTAGTTTAAGAATTTCGGTCATATCAGAAACAAATGTTAACTTACCTTCATTAACAAGTTTTCTATCATAACTTTCAGTATCTTTAATTATATGCAATTTAATATCACCTCTTTCTATATTATTATCTTTAAAATAATCTATATTTTTATTAAGTGATAAAATCATTTCTATAATATCATCTTTTAAATCTTTAGATGTAAAATCTTCTTTCTTATCTGTTTCAGTTATACCAAATCTAAAGAATAAAAATCCTTTTTCCATGTTTACATCAACATATACTCTACCTAAACCTGGTTGTGGAAAATAGATTTGAAGAAAGTCTTCATTATCTATAAGACTTTCTATTCCTTTTAAATCATGAAATTTATTATCAATATGCACTGTTGCATTTAATATATAATCATATTTAACTTTCTTACTATAATCTGAAAAAGATGACATTTTTTATTCTCCTTTAAAATATATTTGTGGTTTAGTTATTGATGTTATAGAATTATTAGATAAAGTTATTGTTTTAGTAGTGGTAGTTAATCCTTCTTCTAAAGATAAATCTTTAGATCTTAATTCATAATATTTATCTTTAAGAATTTTTAACATATCCATAGATCTTAATTCTTTAAATACTAAATTACCTATTGAAGCTTCTCCATCTTCAGCTAATCCTAATTTTCTCATCATATATATTTCATTAATTAATTCTAAAATTTTATCAGGATCTGTTCCATTTAAAACATCTTCACACTTATCTATATATTCTTCTAAAGATGCAGATATATCAGGTATTTCATATGTAATAGGTTTTGGAAATGATACCCATTCATTTTTTAATATAGAATATCTTCCATTTGTAGCATTTCCATCTTTAACATCTTCAATATATAATTCCACAGGAATACCATTTATATTTAAATCATAATTATCATTGAAAGATCCTTTTCTAGCATTATATAAAGTCCTTAATATTTCAGGATCAACATAATTAACTTCTGAATTAACTATAATATGTAAATCAATATCAGAAGTTTCATTATAATTATATGAAGCATTAGATCCTACTATTTCTATATCAACTATATTTAAAGGTATTTCTATAAATTTTAAAAATTCTTGAGATATATCATATAACTTCTTATATACATCAGTTTTTATTGTATTATCACTATTCCATAAATCTGGATTTAATTTATCATGAACTTCAACTGCTTCTAATAATAACATATATTACGCTTCCTTTCTTTGAGATTTTTTTCCAGTACTTCTTTTTCTTGTTTTAGGTCTTTCTCTAACCATTTCAGACTTAATCTCTTCAACAGGTTCTTCAATTATCTCTTCTTGAGGTTCTTGTATATTTATATCTGATAAATCAGAATATTCTTCAACCTGAATAAGTCCCATACCTCTTAATCTAATTATTTTTCTGTTAAGAGAAAAAGATACTTCAGAATTAAGCCAAGTATGACTATCTCCAGGATTTATAGTTATATGATCTAAACTAATAGCTTGAGCCCCTATATTAATCACTCTGGTCATAATCTTACTCCTTTTCTTTCATTTATAATATTTTACCTATTTTTTATATATAAAAATTAAATAGGGTTTTAAAATTTAATAACGTTATTTAACTAAATCTTTATTATTAATTGTCAAGTCGCTATTTTCATAACTAAAAGATACATTAGTATTTATCTTAACAGTATCTTGCCAATTAGCTCTCCATAAATAAGCATCATCTGTATAAAATGTCAAATCTTGTCTAAAATAAGTTCCATTATTAACATGATTAGCTATATCAGAATTATCCTCTATTCCAGAGTTAAAGTAGATATTAAATTTATGAGCTATATTTAATCCATGACCTACATAAACCATTAAAGATGGTCTTAGATGATAATACCATAATATTTCTCTCACAAGAGCATCATTAGTTATTCTATCAGCACTCCATACACTTAATCTATAATTAATTGTTATAGGAATTACTTGTGCTCTAACCTGAGTTGGTTTATCATCAGGTCCTAATCTTGTATATACTTTATCACCTATAAAGGTTTGAAATCCTTGTCTATCTAGATTTAACTGCCAATCTAATCTTTGTAAAGATATAAAAGGCATAACTACATTATCTTCTTCTAAAGATCCTAATATATTAAACATTAATTCTGGTGCACCTATTTGTACATTTTCATTTACTTTACTTTTAGGATCTGAATTTTTAAATCTAGCTCTAAAATCTTCTACAATAGATCTATCATAAGCATATACAGAAACATCTTGTTCATTTATTCTTTGTTCTACTTTTCTTTTACTAGAAATTTCTTCTGACATAAATACTCTCCTAATCTGTTAATAATTTTGAATCAGTTATCCCGATTCCATACTTTGTCAATATAAAAGTTTTCCATAAATTATTTATTTTATGGTAATTATATTCATTATTTAATTTATTAAACATACCTGTAGCATTGAATTTAATATCACCATATTCTAAAAATCTGATAATTCTATCAAAAGAAGTAGTAGTATTTGGTAATATTACATTAGAGTTAGTGGTAAGTACCCATAAACCATAATTTTGTTCTTCATATGAAAATGAATCATATATACATTCCATTATAGTTTGAGTATCTGTTATATCAGTTTTTTTATTCCAATTTATCCAAGGAACTTCCATAAGATATTTTAATCTAAGAGTTATTTTTCGTCTATTTATTTTTGTATTTAATTTCATATACATGTTATCTATTAACCACTCTAAAAAATCTGGAATAAGTCCTAACTCTTCTTCAGTGCAATTAGTAAATTGAATCTGTTTAATTAACATAAGCAACTATCCACTATAAGGACTTTTTCGATCATCAATAAAAGAATATTTCTCCTCCCATTCTTTATGTCTTTCAGGAGTATTATCTATTTCCTCATTACCAGTAATATAAGACATATTTGGCTGATCTTTAGAAGTTCTTCTTGCCTTATCTTGAGAAACTTTTTCATGATTAACAAGAGTATATTGATTTTTTTGAGGATATTGATCGAAAACAGGCACTGCCACACAAGTGAATGCATCAGGATATTCAAGGTCACTTTGTATTTTAGTAATCTTATAAACTCTAGGTCTTGATACACCATCTGTACTCTCTATAGTGATTCTAGTGTTAACTGTTAATTTAGGAGTATTGTAAGGCATGTTAACTATTACAGGAGACTCAGTTAATTCACTGGTCCATCCTATTCTATTCAAAGTATCTACAGAAGGATTTTCATCAAATAAGACATCAATTCTTATAGGTAGAGAAAGCTTACTATTATCTTCGCTATGAATTGTCATATTTTTCTCTGTTATATATTGATAGCCAACAGAAATGCCTATTAATTTGCACATTTCACTAAAATATCTTCTATAGATTCTTGAATCTTGTCTGTTTAAAAGTCCGCATGTGAGCTCCTTTCTATAATTAATACTTTCTACCTACTCTTCTATAATATTTTACATAAAAACAAAGACTAGTTATTTATTATAACTAGTCTTCTTTTCATAACAAAAATATAACAATAACTTCTCGCAAAAGATGTTTGTTATCATTATTATATAACAACTTAATCGATAAATCAATATTTTATTCAATATCTATAAGAATTTGTACTTTATCATAATTCTCATATAATTTAATTACTTTCCCAACAGATCTAATACCAAATTGTCTTTCATCTAATTTATCATATCTTATAGCTTCAGCTTTGCCAGGGACTTCTGATACTTTTACCTTATCTCCTAAGCACATAATACCACCTTTAGAATTTACATCATATATGCCTTTATTTGCGACATAAATAAGGTTATTTTCAATTTTATAACAAATACCGTATAATTTGTTGATCCTGCTTTTTACCTTTGTTAAAAGCTCGTTTAACTTTATTTGTATTAGGATCTAAAGATATTATATCTCCAACTTTGATAGGTTCTGCTGGATTATCTTGTTTATAAAATTCTTCACATTTACATTCTAACATAATTTATCCATCCTATTCTGTTCTATTAGTCTTCTACCTTCTAATACTCTTTCTTTAAATTCATTTCTTCGAGTATCATATAATCTAGCTAGAAAGATATTAATGTCACTATTAGAAATAGGAGTTGTCTTAAAATTTACATTTTCTCCATCTGGCCATATATATGTACCTGTTTCTAACATTCTTGCATATGACATTATCCTTCATTCTCTCCTTCTTCTTTTCTTAATTCTTCTTCTGTTGTTAATAATCCTTCACCTAATCTGAAGGAATTATCTATAAATATTCCATATATATTTTCTTTTTGATATATAGGACATTGTGTATATTCACTATCTCCAATATATTTATATCCTTCTTCTATTAATATATTTTCATCTATATTTGTTATAATATATTCTTGATTAAATTTTGTATCTAAAACAGCTTTACCATCAGCTTTAGTAGCTAAACTATTAGCTTCAGTTTCTAAATTTAATTTTGTAATCATAGTTAGTCTCTCCTTTATATTTATAATTTTGATTCTATTAATATTTTACATAAAAATAGACCTGAATATAGATCAGGTCTATAAAAGATTATTTTAATTGTTCTGCAACATTTTGTACACTTTTTTCTAGTTCTTCATACGTAGATTGATCAACTTCTTTAGAAAACATTAATTCCACGAATTGATCTAAAGTCATTTTAAATATAATACCTTGTAAATGATTTCCTTTTGAATTCATTGAATTGGTATACATATTTTTATATTCATCTTTAGAAATATAATCTTGTATTTGTTTATAGTAATCATAATAGAACTTTCTAGATAATTCTTCAATAGCAGCTAAAGTTTCTTTTGGAACTTCTTTTGCAAGAGCTACATTATAATATATGAAACAAGAAAAAGCAGTTTCAAGTGCAGGTAAAGCTATTTTCTTCATTGAAACCCCCTCGCGTTGAGCTACATCATAAGCGTGATGTAAGTTGAAAATATAGCCAGGAGTACATATACCATATTCATATTCATCTTTACCTCTCCTTGTTATAGATGCTTCATTATAATGCCATTCATATGTAGGGATATTTAATATTTTTCCACCTTCTTCTCCCATATCATGTTGAGCAATTAAATTACACATATTATTAAATCCAACATCTTCATTTGCTCTTGTAGATGTAAATCTAATGTTATGTTGTTGTAAGAAAGTTCTTCTATACATATGACCAAATACCCAAACTAGATTTGCATTCATAGGAGCTTGTTGTCCTATTTCCTTTCCTATTTGAATAAAAGGACTTATTATAAATTTAGCATTTGTATCAAGTAAAGGTTTTTGTAACATTCCAAGAGAACATGCTTCATAAAAAGTATCATCTGCATCTATAAATGTTATAAAATCTTCTTTGGTATTATCTATACCGTATTGTCTTGCATATCCAGGCCCTCTATTAACTTCATATCCTATTTCTTGAATATCAATTAGTGGTTTAAAGATTTCTACTATTTCTTTATAATCTTTTCCTCCATCATTTACTATTGTTACTTTAAGATCTTTTCTATTTAATTGCATTGCAATAGAGCTTAAAGTTCTAATTATTGTATCTTGACTATTATAAGCCGGTATGATTACATCAATCATATTTTTTCTACCTCCTATTTATTATAACTTCTTATACAGCTGAATCTGATATATTCCATCCAGCATTAATCATATCACTATATTCAGGTAAGTTCATACATTTATGTATATAATCATAATTTTCAAATACTCTATTAAGTGATTTATTTGTAACATTTATAGCATTTATACATGTCTTCATTATATTACTTAAACTATTATTTGAAAGATTAGGACAATTTTCGAACATACCCCATATATCTGTAGCTCCATTAATGTTAATTATACTAACATTTACTAAATTCGGACAATTACTGTATAAATATCTAACATTTGTTGCAGTACCTAAATTAAGATTACTAACAGTTGATAAAAGAGGCATAGAGGTAAATAATGCATATGCATTATGTATATTAGGTAATTGTATTTTAGTTTCATTTAATTCTATTATCTTAGTATTATAAAACATTGAAGAACTTTTAATAATATTAGATATATTTATATTATTAATATCAGTTAGATTTATACAGCCATCAAACATATGAGTACAATCTGTATTAGCTACACCTGATTTAATATTTGATATATTTATTAGATTTGTACATTTAGTATAAGCATAGGAAAAATTATTACAATTAATATAATTAAATTCTGGAAAATTAGTTAAATTATTACAACTAGCAAAAATTTGACAAGCATTTGTAGCATTAGATGTATCTAAATTTTCAAAAGATATATTTGTTAGTTTAGTACAAGTCTGAAACATACGAGCCAAAGAAATTGGAGTAAATTTATTAATAAAAGATATCTCTTCTACACTTATAGGAACTACCATACTATTAACATTTGGTAAATCTAAATTTAACATAGACTTAACACTAGGTACTCCTGTACTAAAAGATGTCACTTTTGGCATATGTAATCCATTTATAACTTTTAAATTACTAGTATTATTTAACATTTGAAAACAATTAAGAAGTTCAGGAAAACTAACATTTGTTATAATATTTAAATCATAGGCATTGCTAAACATAAAAAGAGCTTCTTTTAAATTTGGAAATGTCATATTTTCAAAGTTTGTAACAAAACTTCCCTCGAACATAAAATTGGCAAAAGCTAAATTATTAAAATTCCAGTGAGGAGAAATATTACTTATCTTAGAATTCATAAACATACATTCAGCATTAATAACATTTGCAAAAGATGCATTATATAAATTTGCAGGTATATATCCATATTGAGAATTATGTTTATATCTAAAATAAGTATTCCTAAACATATTAGATGTATTAGTTACACTAGATGTGTCAAAGGGAGATATATCTTGAAGATTACCAGCATCATTAAACATATTACTCATATCATGTATTCCTGTTGTATTAATATTAGGCATAGTATTAAAACTACCTATAAATCGTTGTATACCATTTAATCCTGAACTAGAATTAGGATTATGCTCAAATTCAGGTGTCAAAGTACCATTAATTTTTTGACCATTGACATAAGCAGTTTTTCCCGCAGCTATATCTCCAGGTATAGCAGTTGCATCTGATGTTATATTTTTTACTTCATTCATTATATTAAGAGTACCAGTTATTTTACTATTTTGTGCATATGCAGTGTACCCTTCTCTAATATCGGATGCTGAAGCAGTAGCATCTGATGTATCTCCTCCTATCATGGCAGATCCTTCTATCCCAAATATATTATAGCCAGTAGCTATCATTTCAGGTTGAATGTTTTGGATATGCATATCTATCCTATTTATCATATTTAATAAATTTTGCATTAATTATCCTCCTTTCTAATTATCTTATTATAGTGCTTGTCCTCCGCCTCCGTCTTCGCTTTCAGGAGCATTAGGACCATAATTTCCTGTTTTATAATCGAAATATACATGATATTCATTACCAACTAGAGCTTCACAATATTCTAAACAATCATTAATTATTTGAACATCTTCTATAGTAAATTCAGTGTTGCATTCATGATTGATAATTCTTACAGTCCAATAAGGATTGAAAAATGCAGGTGCTTCACCTAATATTTGATAACATTTTTCATAAGCTTGATTTTTTAATTCATTAATATAATTTAAATCTTGTATTAAATCTTCCATTTATTTATTCTCCTTTCTATTATCTTGATGGACTCTCTTGTATTTCATGAGTTATACCTGTTGAAGGATGTTGATGTAAAATTTCATCGGTTAAATTTAATAATTCTGATGTATCAATATTAGAACCCCCTTCACCAATTTGTTTAAATCCTTTAAAATTATCCTCTTCACTAAAGAAAAATAATGAATAAGTACCTTCTTCAGGATTTTCTTCTTTAGGATGTATATAAAAGAATATATCCGGATTATTTAAACTTTGTAATTTAAATACACCATATGATAAATATGCAATTTCAAATAATCCACTATAATCTTGTATATTGTTATTACCATCATCAAAAAGAACTCCTGTTATAACAAATAAAGTGCATAATGAAATATTATTAGATATTCCATCTTGAATAGAATTCGTTAAAAACCAATAAATATTTGATAAAAGAAAATCATCATCGGTAAAAGATTTAGTATAATATCCATTCATAGTAACAGAGTCATTATCTCCAACAGGAATAATACACCTTCCAGGGGTTGTATTAGAGGAATCTAGATTCAATATTTGTATCCAAGCATCTCCTATTTCTATATACCCATTTTGATTTATATAGGAAGTATATTGTAAAGAATGCCATGAATTAGTACTTAAATTTAATAAAGTAGATTGTGAACTAGAAGCATCATAAGTACATATTGGATTTCCTGTTTCAGGATCCATCTCTCCAGATTCTTTATAGTTATATATATTACAAGATGTACTTATGTAAAATTTATTATCTTCAGCTTCTATCTCATCTACTACATCTCCTATATTAAAAGATAAAGATTCTACATTACCTTCATCATTTTCCTTCCATTTATAAAATGGAGTACTAGATAAATTAGAAGGTATCGTAATTTTTATAATATCTCCACCATAGATACAAGTTATTTTAAAAGTATTTGTACTTGGATCAGGCCATAAAATAAAATTAAATGCATTAGCTATATATAAAGTATTTTTAGAAGGAATATAAATATATCCTTCATCAATATTAAAATTCCATTCATTAGCATCATCTGAAGGTTTAGGTATGGTAAAGATTGCATTAGAATATTGAAAATCATCACGAGTAATTTCACTGATAATAGCGGGATCTTTCTCACTAATATCTATAATAAACCCTGGTAACATATATGGTAGATTAGATCTATTTATTATAGAATCTAAAGGAATTGATTCAGATCCAGATGAAGATCCTTCTCCTAAATTACCTGTAACTCCATATATAGTAACTCCAGATTTTATATTACCTGGAGTTATATAAGCTATTTTTTGTCTTCTTATTTCTCTTAAATTATCTACTAATTTTGACATTTATCTAACCACCTCTTTTCTAACTTTCATTAGTTCCTAATATATCGTCAGATAAATCAGTTGCTTCATCATATTCTGATGCTGATAAAGTATCTTCTTCTTTTATTAGTTTTTTCATAGTCGTCTCTTTTAAATAAAATGCAGTAGTTCCATTTATTACAACTTTAACTACTTCTCCTTCTGCTATATTATCTATATCATTATTCATATCTGTTTCTGAAGCATATTCTTTTATTCCTTGTCCTCCATAAGTTCCAGTTACTCCTAGAATAGTCACTCCAGCTTTTATTTTGTCAGGAGTTAACTGCAAGGCTTGAGTTAAAAGACTATATTCAATCAACATACTCATAGTATTTCCAGCTAAAGCAAATCTATTATCAGTCAGAGCACCTGTATGACCTTCTATAAAATGTTTACCACCAGTGTAGACATTAACGTCTACTGATGTGGCAGGGTCTGTACTATATTCAGTGGCTGCATGACCAAATTGAATAACATTACCTGTTATTTTTTGACCTTTAACATAAGCTGTTTTTCCACTTAATATATTCTCAGCCGTAGCTGTTGCATCTGATGTATAGTTTCCTGTAACTTCTAAAATTTTTGCTCCCATTCTAATATTTGAAGGTGTTATATCACTATCTATACTAGATGTTACAGGTGCAATTATTCCACCTGATGTATAACCAGCTGGTATTGTTTGCTGTGATGTTGATGGGGTATAATTTAATTGACCATTGTCAGCTATTGTACCTATTATTTTACCAAATTGAGTAAAAGCTACTTTACCAATTTTTAAATCATCAACATTAGCAGAAGCTTGTTGTAAAAAGCCTCCATGTAATTGTTTTTGTGATTCATAAATATTATTAAAACTATCTTCATCTTCAAGTACTATATTTAATAAGGTTTCATCAAAATCAATATAATCATGAATCTGATCTATATCAGATATATTACCAGTTAAAAAATCTTGAACGGTACATTTAATAATCCAACTAAGATTACAATGATTAATAATTGGAGCAGTTGTTGTAGCAAGAGTATTGTTTTCTATTATATACCAGCCATTAAATTGTAATAATTGCTCTTCTGTAATACCATAATTATTTAAGAAATTTGCTACATATACATCATATAACCCTAAAGATCTAGCAATTTGAATATATGCTTGAGTATACATATTATTAAAATAATATTTAGTAGCAGGTAAATTACTACCATTTGTAGAATAAGCATAAAAAGATAATCTCATTAAATCAGGTGATGTATCTGTTATATTTAAATCTCCATAAAATGGATTTACAGAATTAGTGTCTAAATAATTAAAATGAAATTTATAACAATTTAAATTAGCAAATTCTCCAGTTTGAGCTCCTTGTACATAATAATTAATAAGATCTGCTTGATCATCTAATATTTCAATACTTTTATATACTTTAACACCCATAGGTTTTATAGGCTTTGTAGATATATTATCTATTTTATCTACATAGTCTCTAAAAGGAGTATTATCTTCTATATCTTGTCCTTTATTTATAATAGCTTCTTTGATAAGCCCTTTTGTCTCTTCTAGATAATTTAAATCACTTTTAATTGACATTTATAATTATCTCCTTTCATTGTATAATTTCTAATAATATTTTACATAAAAATAGCCTGAGATTTTTTAATGATTTCTCAGGCTATCTTATTAATTATTTATATTATCTAAAGGTCCATCCTTTTGCAGCAAGTCCAGCATAATTATTTAATGATTCATATCTAATATCTGATATATTACAATCATTAAACACCATAGATAATTTTTTACTTCCTCTATAATTAGGAATGTTATTTAATAATCCTAATGTATTATCTATAAGATTATCAGATAAATTAGGACAATTTCTAAATAAATAATTAGCACTAGTTATATAATCAAATCCATTATTAAATATTATATTATAATTAATATCTACAAGATTTGGACAGTTATTAGCTATCAGAAAATAAGAAATATTTGTTGATATATCTATATTTAAATTAAAAGAAGTTAAGTTCTGACAATTGTTTACTGTATAAATGATAGGACTGTATCCAAAAGAAGTAGAATTAGCAATAGTAGAATTATTTATTTTTCCATATATCATATTTACATTTATATTAGTTACATTAGAACAATTACTTATTATTGATGACTCAGCAGGATACCATATTTTATGATAATCATTATATATAGCAAAATTATAATCAACATTCATCAAATTAGGACAACTTGAAATTAGATTATAGAATCCTAATCCATTACTATTAGGATTTTGTTTAATACTATTTAAATTAATATCAAAAGTGACATCTTTTATATTATTACAATTAGTTACTAAATTATGTATATGTGTAGAATAATATGTATTAGATAAATTAGTATAATTTATAATATAATGAGCACTATTGAATCCAGATTCGCTGATATAACCTGATGTATTAGTAGGATAAGTATTAACACTTGTGGTTAAATTTATAGTTAAATTATTAGTTATATTTGCACATCCTGAAAAAGTTTGAGCCATGCTTGAAAAATTATTTATATTTAGAATTATTTCCTTATCATATTTTAAATTTGTACATCCTGAAAAAGCACCTTGAGCATAAAGATTTGGAGTAGAAGCAACCATATCTATAAACTCATCTAAATTTTCAAGTTTACTACAGTTTCTAAATACATAAGTAAAAGTACTACTAGCAATCCTCATATTTGTAGGCATCTTAACAGAAGTTAGATTAGTGCAATTACTGAAAGTAGATGAAAAATAAAAAGTTGAGTTATCACAATCAAAATTTACAGTTGCTAAATTATTGCAATTAAAAAAAGTATTAATAAAATTATAAGCATTTGCATTATTAGTTACTATCCAATTGTCGTATAAGTTTATATTAGAAGATATTAAATTACTACAATTGCTGAAAGTATATTTAAAATCTCTACACCATCTAAAATTAGGCATATAAATATCTCCTTCTTTTAGATTAAAACAATTAAAAAAGGTATAATCAAATCCATGAAGCGGTGATGAATATGAATTAGCTAATACATGTTCAAAATTTTCAATATGAGGAGCTCTATCTATATTAGTTTCATAAAACATATAAGGCCTAAGTTGAAGAATAGACAAGTTATTAAATATATTTTCTATTAAGGAAGCACTATGAAGATTGCTAAACTGAAACATACCAAAAGGATTATTTAAGCCAAACCCTTGTAAGTTTAAAGATTCAAAATTTAATTTCTTACATCTATCAAACATATATGAGGTTGTTGTATTACTTCCAGAAGAAATAAATTTTATATTACTAATATCTTGAAGCTGAGAACAATTATTAAACATACTATCACAGACATTAGATCTGATATTTATAACAGTATTTATATTTACTAAATTAGAACAGTTAAGAAACATACTAGATGCATGATTAATAATTTTAGGCATTCTAACAGTTTCATCAAGATCTGTCAAAGAATTACAATTAGCGAACATATAACTAGCAGGAATATTACTAACTTCGCTATTATATATATTTATAAATTTTAAAGTAGATAATTTATAATCATTATTGAATAGACTGTTTAAAGTAGTGGCATTTGTTAAATCTAAATTTGATACACTGACAAGACCTCCTAATCCACTAAAGAACCCGTACATATTTGTACCATTTGTTGTATCTAATCCAGATATTTCAGAAATACTTTTAGTAAGAGATATAGCATTATTACTTGGTACTACAGGATCCATTTTGATACCTTCAAATTCTGTTGAAGCATCATAGGTACCAGTTATATCAAATACTTTAACATCTTTTTTAATATCTGTAGGACTTATTCCTAAAGCATTAGTTATTGTATTATAAGGAATAGTTATATTAGCACCATTTCTTATAATTCCTGGAGAAAATGTTCTCCATTGGCCATTAATAAATCTTCTATCTATAAACTGCGCGTTTAGATTTGAATTAATTGTATCCATACTTATATTATGTATAGGCATTGAATTAACTTCATTATATTCTTTTAAGACACCAAATGTTTTAATACCATTAACATAAGCTGATTTTCCCTCAGCTATATCTAAAATTTGAGCATTAGCATCAGATGTGTAATTACCAACAGTTCCAAATATATTTACTCCAGCTCTTATATTTTGAGCTGTTATTTTTTGTATTCTTTCTTGATTTATATTATATAATTTATTATATAATGATGAGTTACTCATTGATTCACCTCCATTTTATATAGCACTAGGCCATATTGAATTTGCTAAAGCCTCACAAGCATCATATTCTTCTTGAGATATAGCACTGTCTCCAACATAAGTTCCCAATACACCAAATAATGTTGTTCCATTTGCTATCATATTAGAAGTTAAGCTTGCAGCATTTGCAATTTCACTGTCTGATGCTGTCATTATTATTCTTCCATTTTTAATTACATAACCAGTAGTATCAAATAAACCAGAATAATAACTTAAACCGTTGTTATTATAAATTATATCATCTTTAGTTAATATAGTATTTCCATCATATACAGATATTGTTCCGGTTAATTTTGTATTTCGCGCATATGCAGTTTTTCCAGATATTATATCTGATGCATATGCTGTAGCATCTTCTGTTATAGCACTACCTGAATGTGTTCCTTCTATACCTAATATAGTTTCTCCTTCAGCTATTTTATCTGCAGTTAATCCAATAGCAGTTGCTGTAGCTGTCTTGCTAACATTATATTTATAATTAACGTTAGATGATATTAAGGTAGGATTCATAGAACTTTTTGCTATAGTAACATAATTACTTGTTTCTGTTATAGAATCCGCACTATATCCAGTTCCTTCGGTTGTTACTCTTGTTGTATTAGCTGGTATTGGTTCTACAGATCCTGCTATTCCTAATACAGTTACACCTTGTTTTATTTTGTCAGCAGTTAATCCAATTGCTGAAGCAGTATCAGCTAGTGATGTTTTAATACTAATATCTGTATTAGTGTCGGCATACATCTTATTATTAAAACGAGTTTTAACAAGTAATCCATCATTTTGTAAAGTAGTAGAAGTACTTGATTGAATAGTTCCTAAATATGGAGTTAAAGTACCTGTTATTTTCACATCATTAACATAAGCTGTTTTACCTTCTATTAAATCTACAGCTGTAGCATTTGCATCTGATGTATCTAATTCACGCAAAGTACCTGTTAATCCAAATAATGTTACTCCTTCTTTTATATCAGCCGCATTTAAATGTAAAGCACTTATTACAATATTATTATCTAATAATAATCTACTATTTTGTTTCATTAAAATAGGATATCCCATTGTATTTTCTACAAGAGTATTATCATTATTGACATATATACTTGTTACTTCTCTATTATTATAAGGTTCTATTGTTTGTAAAGTACCAGTTACTTTAGATCCATTAATATATGCTGTCTTACCAGTTTCTATATTTATAGCTGCAGCTGTAGCATCTTGAGTATCTATAACTCCTTTTAATATTCCTAAATAAGTAAATGTTATTGTATATTTTGTATTTATTAATGAATTTTCTTCTACAGATATAACACTATTCATAGTTAGATTATTTGTATTATTAACATCATTATAATTACCAAGGATAATATCTCCTTGTATTAAATCCATTGTTATATATGCTTTATCAATAGCTAAAGTAGATGTTTGACCTATCATAGCATCTGATAAAGAATGTTGAAATTTAGGTATATAATAAGCATGACCACCAGTAGAAATATTATATATTTTATCTACATAAGATCTAAAAGTGTCTACTGTTGTAATTTCTTGTCCTTTATCTCTTATAGCTTCTTTAATTAATCTTTTAGTTTCTTCAAGATAATCTAAGTCTTCTTTAAGTGACATCCTCTATTACTCCTTTCTTTGAGTATTTTTCTATTAATATTTTACATAAAAATAAGAGGTAGATTTTATAACTACCTCTTATATTCTTATATATTATAATAATCAATTATACTAGTGTATTTACTTTTGTTATCATCTTATTTTTCATTCTTAATTGATCATGTAATTTAAGATTCTTTACTTATACCTCTCCTTCATATGTACCAGTTATTCCAAGTATTATTTCTCCTTTTTTAATTTTATCTGCTGTTAAGCCTATTGCTTGAGCTAAATCCTCATATGTTGTAGCTATACCTAATGAATTAGATCTAAGAATAAGATCATTAGTTCTTCTTAAATATAATTTTGAATTAGCTAATGTAATATTTCCTGTAGTGAATGAAGTTGAACCATTTATATCAGCTAATGAACCTACATATCTATCAGTTCCTTTATAGAATATTTTTCCGTAGGCCACATCTGTTACGTTAGCAGTAGCATCTGTAACATTAAAGAAATAAAGGTTCCATTTATTGGTTTCATATCTAAAAAGGCCTGATACTTTTAATTCTTCCTTCTGAGAATACTGACATATAGTAGTTGGAGGTTTGGCTGTAGCTTGTTGTAAGGTCTCTATAATAGGTAATTCTGTTGGTATTGAAACAGTTTCACTTGGGGTAAATGATGTACCATTTTTAGTTATATAAATAGGAAAATTTACTGTTTGAGTATCATATTTATTTCCTGAATATGAAATATTATAAATATCACCTAAATAATTAGTAAATTTAATATTCCAAAAATGATAATATCTTCGAATAGAACTTGAATAATTACTTGTTACTATTATAGTCCCAGATTCTCCCTCTCTACCTCCTGTTAAAGTATATTCTGTTCTATCTTGAGTTTTATTCTGAGCACTTCCAACAGAAATTGATGTAGGAAAGTCAGCAAATTTGACAGTTTCATTTTTCATTACTAAAGCTAAATCTCCATCAGAACCAACTACTTCTTGAAGATCTTCTTCAGATTCATATACTGGTACCCCTTCATTTACATTTCCTGTTACGCCTAAAATAGTTACGCCTGATCTTATATTATTTGATATTATGTTAGGATCAATATTAGCATTTACAGCAGGAATATTAACTACATTAAAACCATTATAAGGACTATTTGGGATTATAGATTGAGTGTTAATAGATGGTATAACATCTAAATTTGTTAAATTAGCTGCTATTACATTTCCTTCAATTTCTAAAATATTTTCTCCTGATTTTATTTTATCTGGAGTTAAATTTACTACATTAGCAATATCGGTTTGAGGTACATTAATAGTTATCTTTGCCCTATTTTTTAATACATAATTACCAATAATATCGCCAGTATTTATTACAATATTGGAACGAGATGTTGTAACATTTTCTGATGTAAGCGTAAATATAGTACCATCTATTATGAAATAAGGTGTACCAGTTATTTTTTGACCATTTACATAAGCAGTTTTATCACTTCCTATAATATCATTTGATGTAGCATTAGCATCGGATGTATCTAAAGGAACATAAGTTCCTTCTACTCCAAGTATTGTATTTCCTTCCAATATTTTATCTCCTGTAATATTAGCTTTATTAGCTATTATAGAATTATCAATAGTTCCTTCTACAGATACTTGAGAATTTTGTCTTATTAATACATTTTGATTTGTAACTATAGGAGCTTCTATTTCTATTTGATTTGTTTTTACAGTTACATTATTTGTACCTATATCAGCTGTAATTGTATCAAATCCATCATCAGTTGTTACTACAGAACCATATATTTTTTCATTATTTACATAAGCTGATTTATTTAAAGCTATATCTGAGGAAGTAGCAGTAGCATCAGATTCATCAGCTTGAGGATCTAAAGTACCAGTTACTCCTAATATCTTAGTATTTTTTCTTATATTTTCAGGTAATAAGTTAGTATCTTTATCATCTTTGATATCATACATATTAACCATCAATTTTTTATTGCTATCACCTTTACTCATTGATTCCTAATACCTCCTCTAAATTATTATTTATTTGATTTACCTCACTAGATGAAATTTCTCCTTCATATGTTCCAGTTATTCCCATAATAGTAACTCCTTTTTTAAGTACATCTGGAGTTAAACCAAATATTCTAGCTAAATTAGTTTGTTCTATATTTATTTGATTATTAGCACTACTTAAAATAGCTTTAGTTTGATCAAATGATTGATTTATTGTTAAATACTCATAACTTAATAATTCACATTGATTAAATACTATATTATTATTTGTATAAATATCCTTAGTACAATAATAAGAATCATTTCCAAAATATATTCCTGAATATTGATCTTCTGTTATAGATGGAGTTCCATTCAAGAATAAATCTGTATAAACAGTTAAATGAGGAGAACTTAAAATCATAGTATTATTTGATAGTGTAAATGTTAAATCTTCTGTATTATTCCATGTAAATATTATTGCTTGAGATT